AACGTAGGTAAGAACGTACAGTTCGATATGAAAGAAATCCAACGGTACAAAGATCAAATCATTGCTACCCGTCAGGGTGGTGGCCTCAACGGGGCTGCTAGCAAGGGTGGTGGATTCACCGCTGAAGATTTGAAGTCTGGTTTCTTTGCTACCCATACATGGCCTATTATTGGGGACAGTGCTAGTGGTAAAGCTCAAAGCTGGTGGAGTAATCCTAGCGATGATGTACTAGCTAAACGTACACAAGTTCTTAATCAAGCTTGGGATGCTGCTAGACCAGAGTTAGCTGTTATGGAAGCTCAAGGTCAAGTACTGGTAACACCGACTCAGAAGATTCGTGCATTACGCGAACTAGGCAGAGTAGTACCTATTGATACTGGTTTTGTTACTGCTAACAAGGGGTGGAAAGATTCCCTGCGCGTAGGTAACACAACTACAAAGATGAGTGATGAGTTAGTTCAAACTAGCTTAGAGGTTATCCGTAATAGGTTCTACGATAAGTTCAATGGTTATGGTGACCGTAAGTTCAATAAGGAAGATGTACAAATGACCGTAGTAGGTAACGAACTGTTAATCAGTGCTACCGACAAAACTGGTCAACGTATGACCCCATTGCAACGCTACGGTGTATCCATGATTAACGAGACTGGTTGGCAAGTTGTAGAGGGTCGCAAGAAAGACGGCGGTCGTCTACCTATTGGTACTGTCGCTACAGGGGCTAAACAGTTCACTGTAACTAAGGATTGGCAAGATACCTTTGGCCCTGAGTTGGCTAAGGATATGGCTTCTAGTATGGTACGGTACGAAGGAAATATTGGTGATGTTCGTGCAACAGACCCAACTAGACCTAATGTACGTACTACCAGTATTGGTATCCGTATGGATGGTACACATCCTGAATGGGAAAAGAAGATTCTCGAAGCTAGAAAGAACGGTACTGAAGATCAAGTAGTGGGTTCCTTTGTGAAGGATTACTATAAGAACTTTAAACAGTACGTAAGTGCTGCTAATCTTCCTGAAGCTAAGAACCTTAGTCTTACTGGATTGAAGTCGGCATATATTGGCCTAGCTCATGCTATGTGGCAGGGTGGTCAACAAGGTGGTGGTAATACCTATGTGAACATCCTCAAGACTGCACAGCAAGACCCTAAGAAAGCTGTAGACTTGTTCTATAGTTCTGCATTGTTTAAAGACATTGACAGTACTTCTAAGGGTAAAGGTAAGGACCATCCTAGAACCTTAATGTACCTTCAGGGTATTCAAGATGTTGCAGCTGTGTATAATGCACGTGCTGTAGCCGGTCTGAAGTCTGGTAAATTTGCAGATGCGTTTACTAAAGGTACGTACCCAACAATGTCATCTGGTATTGCTGGCTTTAAATCAGATGTTAAACCTTACAAACCTAAAGGTAAGGATATTAACACATATGCAAAAGAAGCTATTACTAAGCCCACATACCCATTACAGGTATCAGGGCCAGAAGGCTTTAATTAACAGAATGCCCACTTCGGTGGGCTTCTTTATCAGGAGTATTCTATGGACTACGGAACTATCCAAACTCTACCTCAACCAGAGCTTGGGGTATACGGTGGCACAGGGAGTGCTACTAATAAAGAAGCTCAACGTTTACCTATGCCGGAACTACCGGCTAACGAGAGCATCCAGCAAGGTGTTAAGAATGCAGGATTTGCTGATGCTACTATTGCCTCTTTCAAAGAGAATACTTTAGCAGGTCTTGTATTCAATCCATTCAGTTGGAAGGATGCACATTACAATCCAGATACTACCTTTGACGTCAATAAAGCTGTTGAAGGTTATATGAAATTTAAAGGTACAGCCTTAGCACCTGATGAACAAGAGTTCTTACAGGGTGCTGTATCTCAAGAAGATTTCACTAATCGTATTGAACGTTGGACAGAAAAAGAAAACAATCAGAAGATCATGCAGGCTAGTACTGCTGGTACATTATTGGGTGCAGCATTAGACCCTATTGACTTTGCATTAGGTGCTGGTGTAACTAAGCTCAAAGCGTTATCCGCTATTGAACAAGTTGCTGTAGCAGGTGGTGCAGCTGGTGTAGTTAGTACTGCTTTACCTAATACACTAAGTAATGCTGATGTTATGCTTAACATGATTGGCCCTATGCTCAATGCAGCAGTAGGTACAGATCAAGCATTCAAGATTAAAGCTAGTGTACCTGAATTCAAAAGTGCTGCTGAGGCTGGCCCTAAGATGCAAGGTGTAGTTGATTACTTTAAGAAGTGGCAATCCTTTACCGACTCTATGCATAGTCTTGGTACCAAAGGTAAACAGCTAGCAGATAAAGTGTTTGGTAATGCGTGGGAAGATAAAGCTATGTCTGCCACAGCATTCCAACGTAACTTTGCAGCTGATGCACAACGTCAGATTACAGCTATTGAACAATCCATGCGTAAGAACGGTTTGTTTACTTGGGACCCACGTCCTAGTGTACGCGCAATGTATCGTCAACAACGGGAAGATGTAGGCATCCAAGTTCAACAGTGGTTACATGCTAGCCGCAGAAACGAAATGGAATTTGGTACAGAGTTACCGCTGCCTAATAATCCTGTAGTACGTGATGTTATTGAAACCTACCAGAAGTCTGGCTTTGCTACTGAAATGTTGCGGCGTGCTAAAGAGGCTGGTGTTGAAGGTGCAGGTGATACCTTCGGTACGCGTAACTACTTAGGTATTGTATGGAATTACGATCGAGTACGCGACTTTATGCGCAGGTCTGGCCGTAATGTAGATGATGTTGCTACCGCTTTTGGTAAGCAGATTACTAAGACTATTGGGCACTTTGCGGGTAGTGATGCTAAGGGTATTGGTATGCAATTCCTTAAAACTATCCAAGGTGAGCAGACGGGTGACTTAGCATTGAAGTTCCGTGAATGGGAATTAAATGGTCTATCCAGAGAAGAGGTAGTCAATACCTTACGAGGTGCCGGTGTACCTGAACCAGAGATTCTACGAGCTATTGAACAATCGTTTGGTAATCCTAATATGAACTCTGTTGGTGACGTTACCAAATCCCTACGTCAACGATTAGATTGGGATTTGTCTGAGGATATGGGTGGGTTCACATTAGCTGAATTCCTAGAGCCTGATATTCATAAGACTATGGAACGCTATACACTGGAAATGACTTCCCGTATTGGTTTAGCTAAGGCTGGGTTTAATAGTGGTGGTGCATTTCAACGTGCTTTAGATGAAGTAGCTGATGAAGCCTTTGCTGCCGGTCAGAGCCCTGCTGAAGTACGCGCTATCTTAGATCACGCACGTGAACTAGCATTAGGTCGTCCTATTGGTGATCAGATGCCTGATGAACTTCGTAGCCTTACTGCATTAGGTTCAGCATTAGCTTTGAAGAACTCTGGTATTTATAACATTGGTGAATACGCAGCACTGGCTGCTGAGTATGGCTTGAAACGAGTTGTACGCGAGTTCATTCCGATGTTACGTAAGAGTTCTATTGCTAACATGACTAAGCAGGAAGCAGAAGAACTACAGGATTTAATTACTGGTCGCCTTGTAGCTGATGGTCGATTTAGACCTGTAGTATCCTATATGGAAGATAACTTCGAGGGTGCTGCTGATAGCATCCATGAAACTATTCAGTATTCTGCACAGTCTGTACGATTCATCAACGGTAGTGAAGCTATCCGTAGACACCAAGTAAAAATCTTTGCCGGCCTATACCAGAAGCGTTTAGAGGCTGCTATTAATGGTAGTGCTGAAGCACGTGATCTTCTTATCAAAGAAGGTCTACCACAGTACGTATTAGAGGAATCTGGTAGAGCATTCAAGCAACACGGTTGGTCTATGGAATCTTGGAATCAGAGTTTAGTAGATGATCTAAGTACCCATGCCTTGAGTATGGCAGATACATCTGTACTAGCTTTACGTCGTGGTGAACGCCCGATGCTTATGGATACTAACGTAGGTAAAACTATTTTCCCGTTTATGTCCTTTGTGTTTGCTGCGCATAATAAACTACTGCGTCGCCAGTTCAATCGTGACGGTACATTAGGTGTCGCTAAGATCATGATGTATCAGGCACCGTTAGCTGTAGTATCTGCTGCTGCTGCTAACGTAGTAGGCGGTAAACCATGGGATAACGAATTAGGTAACGGTGTACCCAAAGCTATGTCCTCTTTAGGTCTAGCGAGTATCCCTTGGGACTTAATCTATCGTGGACGTATGGGCGGTGGCTTTACTGGCTTTGCACCTATTAACTCGGCTGTAGAGCTTGTAAGTAATCCTACAGACCCCCGTAATGTAGCTAACAATATCCCGTTCTTAACAGTATTCCCAGCAGTAGGCTTATTGCTTAGTGCAACAGAAGGAGAAGATAAATAATGGCATACAGTATTCAAACTGCTGTATCTGATGGGACTCTAGAGGTCTTAGACCTCTCCATCAAATATATGGACAAGAGTCATATCTTTGTCTATGTAGACGACGTACTAGTTGATGGTAGTGCCTATAGTTACGTATGGCTTACCGACACACGTATTCAGGTTGTACCTGCTATAGCTAACGGTAGTACTATAAAGGTTATCCGTAAAACATTAACAGATGAAATGTGGCATGAGTTCTCCAAGGGTGCCCGTTTCAGCACTACTAGCATGGATGAGAACTTTGAGCAATTACTGTTTTTAGCTCAAGAGTATTCCGAGGGTATCTACGTGAGTGATTTCTACAGCGATGTGGATTTACACTTAAAGCGTATCCTTAATTTAAGGGACCCTATTAATGATAGGGATGCAGTTAATCTTAAAACCCTGAAGGAGTACTTACCCAACGCAAACTTGCTACCCTCTATTATAGACCAGATTAATACTAAAGTATCTCAAACAGCGTTGGCAAGCAGTACGGGTGCTGGATTAGTAGGTGTAAACGGGGGTTATGTTAGTGATCGCCTAAAAGCCGTAGTAACTCCAAGGGAGTTCCCAGCGACATCTACCCATCTGTCCATAATTGCGGCACTTAATCACTTACACTTATTGGGTGGTGGGGTGCTCAGGCTTACTGAGGACGTCACGCTGACCAGTAAGATTGTTGGAGCATGGTCAAACGTGACTATTGACTTAAATGGGCACACTATTACGTGGGCGGGCGCAGGTGCGGATAGTTTGTATCAAGGGGTAATCCAAAACGTGGGTACCCTCACTACCACGGTTGGCACTGTCGCTTCTGATTCTGCGGCTTACTCCAACGCTGTCACGCTGGCGGATGCGTCGGCATTTGCTGTGGGCGATGTTATCCTCATTGACTCTGCCAGTACAGTGTCTCCGGGTGTTTACTTAAACATTCTGGCAAGGGTAGTCAGCAAACTAGGCAATACACTGTTTACCGACGTGTACTCCCGCATTCCGATCACGGCTAGTGAGGGCGTAACAGTTACTAAAGTCAACCCAGTCCGCAACTTCTGGGTCAAGAACGGTAAGATGGTGGCCACAGGACAAACTTCAAGGGCTAATGGCATGGGTGCAGTTTATGTGGCCTATTGCGTTGACTCAGGTGTCGACAAGTTCAAGTCCGAAGGTTTCTGGTTTAAGGGCATGAAAACTACCTTCTGTAACAACATCAGCTGTTACGACGTAGAAGTGTCAAAGCCGGCCGCTGTCGGCGGGGGTGAAGGTTACGGTATCCAGTTTGAGTACTCCTACAACTGTAATGCGTACCGACTGCGGGGTTTGGCTTTGCGCCACCTGATCGACCACACGGCGGCTTTTGGTTGTGAGGTATACGACGGCCTTTCTATTGGTTCCACGGATGCAGCCTACAACCTGCATAGTTCGTATGAGTATGACATTGGTTATACGAACTGTCGTTCTTTTGGTAGTGCAACAAACGACTTTGCTCTTGGTGGCACGGGCACTGGCTTTGCCGATTACACTGACAAAATTCGGCTCAACTCGTGCTTAGGTAAGGGTTCGCTTGGCGACAGCATCAAGTTTGCATCCCGAGGAAAAGGGCTAGAAATCAACGGCGGTGAATTCAACCCATCGCAATCTACTGTGGCGTATTCTCTGGTAACGAGTATGTCTGATGTTACTGGCGACCGCGTCGATCTTACAGGCGGTCTACAGGTAGCCATGGGCGGTACACTACCAACTGATGGAAAAGTGCGGTTCGATAACAGTAGACTGGTCAAGCAACCTAACAGCCGTTCGCTGCTGCTTGCCGCGGGAGCCGTTGTCCAACTAAACGATTCTGATGTTTACGGCCAGATGACGCTCGGTGTTAACGCAAAAGTAAAATGGACGGGGGGTGTATGGTATAGCCAGAACTCGTCCGATGAGCTTGTGACCAACACACCAGCTGGCGCCATCAATGGCCAGGAAATTTCGCTAACTGGCGTGAAGATCAGCACGTCTGCTATTTACAAGGCGGCAGGCTACACGCTCCTCGCCGCAAAGCTAGACTTCAACTCTGTTGAGTTCGATACTGGTCCACACGTAACGTATCTATACGGAGCCAAAACGACACTCTCTGCCGGCTGCTATGGTGTGTTGCGCGCTTACGTTAGTGGCGCCTATGTATCCGACTTGGCAGTGTTGAATCCCCGCCTATCTGGACAGTCAGACGGTGCGCGCGTCCTACAGGTCGCTGGATTTACTGGTCGCATCACTCTAAATGGTGGAACTATTGACGCAAATGCTCGCACCAATACTGCCATTGATCTTAGCGATGTAGGGAATACAATCGCAGCACTGACCGTTACCAACTTGCAGATAACTGGCACAATGTCTATCCCAGATGCACGAGTAACCAGATGTAACATCACAGGTGTAGTAGGTAACGGTAACACTAGTGTACTGCCTACAGCTAGTGCCACAAAGATTGTTACAAACAATGTGTTCTATTGATGAATCATCACCCAGTGCACATAAGTACAGTGGTTATACTTGTACAGTGTATCCACTATAACGTCCAATTAAACAATCAACCTATGGGTAAACATGGCAGCGAAAGTAAGTAAATTAGCGCAACTCCATGAAATGCTGACTGACATGTTTATGGAGAATATCCGAATCTGTAAAGAGGAAGGTATTCCCATGTCGGCAGCAGATATGTCTGTAATGGTGACGTTCTTGAAGAACAACAACATTACAGCAGACGTGGATGATGTGCAAATGCAAGCCATCAAGGATGAATTCCAAGATGAGCTTGAACAAGCCCGCCAAAAGCGGGCTAAAGAACTACTAAGTTCTATTGGTGATGAGGGTAATATCACCAACGTTCTCTAGTATTATCCAAGAAGGTTCTTCGGAGCCTTCTTCAGTAATAAAGGAGAAGTCAATGATTTCAGAAAAGACAACACAACGATTAATTAAACTAGCAAAGATTACAAAAGAGTGGGACCAGAAGGCTGCCGAAATGCCAGTTGATCTGCGCGAAGAGTTAGCCATGATGTTCAAAGCCACCTTCCATGACTTCAAAGAATTCGCTGATCTGGGTATGCAATATCTAGGTTTTAAGATTTCGGATATGCAATTAGATATTGCAGACTACATGCAGCATGGTCCTAAGAAGCGAATGGTACAAGCCCAGCGTGGTGAAGCTAAATCAACTCTAGCAGCACTATACGCTGTGTGGTGCCTAGTACAAGATCAAAGTTATCGTACTCTAGTAGTATCCGGTGGTGAAAAACAAGCATCTGATGTAGCCTTACTTATCATTCGTATCATTGAGCAATGGCATTTATTCTGTTGGTTACGTCCTGATAAGACTAGAGGTGATAGAACATCTGTTGAAGGTTATGACGTACACTGTGATCTTAAGCCTGTAGATAAGTCTGCTAGTATTGCGTGTGTGGGTATTACGGCTAACTTGCAAGGTAAACGTGCAGACCTGCTTATCCCAGACGACGTGGAGACTACTAAGAACTCTCTGACACAGACCATGCGCGATACTTTACTCGCGCTGACTAAAGACTTTAGTTCTATCTGTACACACGGGCATACACTGTACTTAGGTACACCACAGACTAAAGATAGTATCTATAAGACATTACCTGCGCGTGGTTTCGATGTACGTATCTGGCCTGGCCGTTATCCTACTAATGAAGAGTTACAGCGTTACCTGCCTAATACCTTAGCACCTATGATCTTAGAGGCTATTGAGCGTGACCCTAGCTTACAAACTGGTGGTGGCCTTGCAGGTAACCGTGGTAAACCTGCTGACCTTATTCGTTATGATGAAGAAGCACTTCTTGAGAAAGAACTTGACTGGGGAGAGGAAGGCTTTAACCTTCAGTACATGCTGGATACTACGTTATCCGATGCACTACGTACTAAGATTAAGTTGACTGACTTCATTGTAGGTACATGGGATTCCATGGCAGCACCTGAGATCATTCAGTACAGTGCTGAACCTAGAACTCTACGTAAGGCTGATGGTGTAGTACAGCTACAGCAGGAACGTATGTACTATGCTGCTTCTAGCTCTCAAGCCTTTGCACCTTATATGCACAAAGTAATGGCTATTGACCCTGCTGGTAATGGTGGCGATGAAGTATCCTTTGCAGCGGGTGGTGCTTGTAGTAGCTACATCCACCTACTAGCTCTAGGTGGACTCCTTGGTGGTATGTCTAGTGAGAACATGCGTACTATGCTAAACCTATGTCTAGACCTTGAAGTCTATGATATTAAGGTAGAGAACAACATGGGTCATGGTACTGTAGTAGCTCTGTTGTTAGCTGAGATTGAGAAGATGCGTAATGAGGGATTAATCCCTAATGGTATCAATATCGGTGTTGAGGGTTACTATTCTGTAGGCCAAAAGGAACGTCGTATCATTGATACTATCTCACCATTAGCGCGTAGACATAGGCTAGTAATCCTAGAGTCGGCGATTGAAATGGATATTGCTTATGCTAATAAACATCCGATTGCTAAACGCTCTGTGGCTTCAGGCCTGTACCAATTAGCTAACATTACATATGACCGTGGTTCTCTAGCAATGGATGACCGCGCAGATGCTGTGCAAGGTGTAGTGATGCATCTAAATACTATGATTAGTCTAGATGATGCAGCAGCGCAAGAGAAACGCCTATTGGAAGCTGGTGCAGCCTTTGCCAGTAATCCTATGGGTTACAGTAATAAGAAACCAAAACGAAGTGATCTTCGTGATAGATTTAGGAGAAGATAATGCCAGATATTAATATCACTGGTCCTTTCCGTGGTGGGGCAGATTCTGGTGTACCTGTTATTACAGTCGCCTCTGCCGTAGCTACTACGGGTGCAAGTACTCGATTTACTACCAGTATTAATGGTAACAAGACTATTCGTATTGAACAGAACGTAGCAGGCAAGAGTTCCACCTTTGATGTATATGGTGGCTTTACATCCACAGACGTTGGTGTGAAACTTAATAGTTCAGTTATTACTGTTACATCTACTACACCATTCATGGGTACCACACCTGATGCTATTCCATATCTATGGGTAGTATGTACCGCTATGGACTCGGGTGGGAACTATAACTTTAAGGTGGCAGGTTAATGCTAAGCGCTGTAGGTATTCAAGGCTTACAGCTAAAACCAGTCTCTATTGCAGTGCTGAGTATGTTTGGTTCTGCAATTGATCTAGCTGTAAGTATCCTTCAGAAGTACAACGGCAGCCTGTGGGTTGCCGACCCCGCGTACACGTTTACCGGCAGTGATGGCACTGGCGCTGCTGGTGACGGCAGCGATACCGGCTATGTGCGCGATCTGTGCGGTAATGCTCGGCCACTGACGCAGTCCACCTCTGGGTTCAAGCCGAAGCTGAAGCGTGTTCCTAAGAAGCTGGGGCCGGAGCTGGTGACGAATGGGGATTTTACAAGTAACATTTCGGGGTGGACTATTGGCACCGGACTATCCGCCGTGTGGGCTTCCGGCGCCGCTAATGTGTCTAGGTCTGGTAGTATTTTTGGTACGGCGGCATTTAATCAGGCTGTTTCTGCAATGGTTGGAAAATACTACCAGATTGGCTACTCCAATACAGGTGCTAGCTCTGCTAGGAACTATGTCGGTACAAGCTCGTCCGGCAGCAATGTAGATACCACTGGTAATTTCTCCCTAATAACACAAGCCACTAGCACTGCCATTGTGCTTAACTATTGGCCGTCAGCGGATGGGGCTACAATTACTCTTGATAACATCAGCGTCCGCGAAGTGCTCGAATGGACGTGGGCGTGGGTGTTCGATGGGGTGGATGATAGGCTAGCTACAGTATCGCTACCTACTGCGGATGCTGAAACTATCATTGCCGCTGGGCAGTTTCTAAACACATCAGCAGTTACACAGGGCTTAATTTCCAAACGCAACAGCAACTTTGGTTTGATGATTCGGCGCGAAACAACGTTAAACAGTACAGGTTACGCAATGACAGGTGCTGCCCTTGAATCTGCTGTACTGGACAACGCTACGTACGCCACTACAAAGCGGGTATACGCTATAGCAGCAGCTAGTGGTAACAAGCGTTACCATAGAGATGGTGCGCAAGTTAACACCACCACCGGTGCTTATACTTCTAACGCCAGCATTCTCAGCATCGGGGCGGAAATTTCTAGCTCTTATGCTGCTTGCAGCGTATTCGCCGCCGCCTACGCCCCAGCCGCTCTATCTGACGCAGAGCTGTTAGTAATAGAGAAGGCAATGGCTGAATTGGCTGGTATTACTATATGAGTAAATTCACAAACTTTAGAGATGCTGTAACTATAGAGCTAGGTTCTTGGCTCATTCGTAAACTAATAGGAAAGGTAGAGGACTACTATGGAAGAGAACCCACAGGTGGTTCACCAAATCCAGATCGAGCAAGCTCTAATGCGCCAGAGGATGGACCAGATGGAGAAGCGACAGGACGCACAGGAGTTAAAGGTTGAGGAAGGCTTCAAAGCTGTAGATCACCGCTTTGATGGTATTGAGGATAAACTTATCCAAGTACTTAATAAGAACCCTATCGCAGACTTCGCTAAGGAGAATTGGAAGTTAGTAGCTTTCATTGGAATTATTTTAACGTATCAACCTAGTATGGACATGGTAAAGGTATTAATGCATGTACTACTGGGTATTAATGTGGGGTAATATGCAAGTAAGTAAATACTTCAAACAATCTGAATTTGATTGTAACTGCGGGTGTGGTCAGTCTGTACATAATGTAGAACTCTTCTCTGTACTGGATGATGTACGGGAATACTTCGGTAAACCTGTAATCATTAACTCAGGTAAGCGTTGTGAGTCTTACAATAAGAAAGTTGGTGGTGTTCCTAATAGTAGACATGTAGTAGGTGATGCTGCTGATATTACTGTTAATGGTGTACTACCTTCTGTGGTTCATAAGTATCTAACCATGAAGTATCCTGATAAGTATGGTATTGGTAAGTACAAGACCTTTACTCATATGGATGTACGTAACTATAAGTCCCGTTGGGATATGACTGGAGATTGATATGTTCCTATCTGAAGAGGCTGTACGTAACTTCTGTATTGTAGTTGTAGTTGTACTCTGTGGTATTGGTTATGGTTTAGGTAAACTACTAGAGTTGTTGTTCTAAGGTACTGGCACAGTTCTGCTTCGCAGGGTTGTGCCTTTACTATTATGGTTCTTCTGATAATTATACTGATAGTACTGACAGTTTATCTGGTGGGTTATATTGCAAGTGTATACTAACTACTAAAATTATTATATTTATGTGAGGGTGTCTCTCCCTTTCCAAACCTTAACTTCCCCCATGGTACCCTCGTATACCTCTGATAATTCCTACTGATAACTAGAGTAGTGTACCTCTAGGGTTCTACTGATAGTTATACTGATAACTAGACTAGTGGTACTGCTCGTATTACTGCTCGTGGTTCACGGTATGGAGATATGGTGGACATACGGTGGCATACTTCTTTTGCATCTTACAGATATACCTCTACTGATGAATACTTCTTTTGCTAACTAGAGGCTAATACGAGTAGTACACTGATGAAGAACACAGTAGTATCCTGATAGTAATCTGATAGACACTGATAAGTACACTAATGTACCCTGATGTGTATTCTGATAAGAACCTCAGTAGAACCCTAGAAGAACCTCAGAAGAACTATTAGGTATCCATGGACAGGGCTGTAGAACCTATCTTATCTTATCTATGGATACAGGTGATTCTAAATATTTAGAGTAACTACTCTAGGAGTATTAGAGTAAGAGCTCTATAGAACATTACTTATACTAGCTAATAGCGCACTATTTATATTGCTGAACATCGCTACTCCGTAGCGATAGGTAAATCGTCGCATACCTATTAATATACTAGGGTAACTATCTGGATACTAAAAGGCAGTATCCAGATGTTTCCCAATTAGATCTTACAGGTATACAACATGATAGACTACAAGAGTTTCCTAACGACTGCCCAACTAGTAGGAGTGGGTAGAGAGTACTGGTGTTATGATGCTGTAGACATAACACACCACGCACCCTTACCTGCTGCGCTACTAATAGTACGCAAACACTATAAGGACATTGTATGGTGCTAAAGAAACCACACATTAAGCGCATGGGAGGTTGCTGGTCAGTAACTACTATCGCAGGATACGTAGTATATACGTATAGTAAAGACTCGGCGTATTATCTAGCTGAACATTTCTTCAGGGAAGACAATGAACGCAATCACAACGCAATACGTAATCACCTTACACTGGCCTGATGGTCGTTACCTTCAACTAAAGATCACAGCAGGCAGTAAAGAAGAAGCTACTAAGTACGCCTCTGACTTCGCTACTAGACAATACGCTGAATCTTACACTGTGGAGTACATACATTGAACCAACTAATAGAAGCATTCATATTCATTACTCAAGTAGGTGTTACAACACTATTTGTATACCTATGGGTAGTATTCTTCATGTACATCATTAAGAGAACAGCTAAGTTCATCCGTGATAACAATGATAACTGGCCACATGGTGGTGCCACAGGAGGCGCATGCTGTACTGGGTAGCGTTTATATATATCTTAGTATCCTTCATGAGTATGCTAGCCGGTATAGCATTATGCGTGGAGTGGTACCGTAAGGAACACAACAAGTCAGGCAACTGGGCATATAATACATACAGTCTGATCACCATAACTTGGCTGACTATAGGAACACTAATAGTGTACAACATGTAATTCACTAGGGAAGGGATGTTCCATCCCTTAGACCCTTCCGCGCTACTCGCGCCGAGTACCCGTTCCGTGGCGCCGGTATGAATACTGTGTATAACTCTTAGGGTTGCGGTACTCGCTTCGCTGCGTTCCTCACAATTCCTGTCTGCAATAAGGGATACATTGGTTCGCACTAGCAGTCAACAAATATAAATACAACACGGACACAAATACAACGACACAGTATCCTTTGCACTGGTATAATAGATTCACTTTCCTAATCAACAACAGGTAACTAAACATGACTACCGCCAACCTAACCCAAGAAGTTAAAGCCCCTGAAACTTACACCGGCATGGCCTTATCGCGTATCGTTGCAAAGCGCCGCCTTGTAGGCTTGTCGCGTATGGTACTGAAAGCCGATTCTATTTGCCTGGACACACTGCAAAGCGAGGTATTCACTTATGCGTTCGCTGTGAATCTGCAAACTGGCTACGATGAAGAAATCAGCGTTCAACAAGTAACCCGAGCAGTGGCAGAAGCCGTTTATAACTTGACCGCAGACCTTCATCAAGAAGCCGAGTTTAACCTTAAAGACTGGTTGGCAGTAGCTAAACATATCATTCATGCCTTTGTTGCCGACGGCTGGCTTAATTACTTTGCACCTAAGCAATACCCGAAGGAAGATAAAACCTTTTCACAGATTCCAGCCTTCTACACCATGACCGGTGCACAGCGCAAAAAGGTAATCGCTGACATTCTCCACGATAGCCCTAAAGTAATTAAGCGCTATCTAAAGAAAGGCACTGCACACTACGAGGGTGCAATCGCCCTGTCCGCTAAGAAGTTCACCATCGACCTAGAACGTGGCAAGGTAGCCCGTGAGATGCTGAATAGTGGCCACATTCTGAACCGAGACGGCCAATGGATTCCTGTAGACCTGAACAACGCCAAGGATGCTGCAAAGCACGATCAGCAACGCCGTCAATTCATGGACGCTTGCAACGCCTACCGCGCTAAGCCCGAAGGCTGGCACTTTGCAGTAAAGGCTGATTTCCGTGGTCGTCTGTATTATGTATCCGGTATGCTTAATCCACAGGCCGGTGGCGTAGCCGCCTACCTACTGGGTAATGATGATACCGTTACTTACGACAGCACCGCATCGTTTGCTCAGTTTATCAGCATACTTACAGGTGACATCCACCTAGCTAACGCTTGCAACCTTCGCAACTTTGACGGCCCCGTCAAAGACTTTTATGCGGAAACCTATTCCATTGCCAGCGGCAACCCAGCACCGGCAAAGGATACGGTAGAACGCGAGATCGCCAAAAAGTATCTAATGCCAAAAGCCTATGGCAGCGGCGACGAGACTTCCGCGCAGCGTGCTATGGATACCGCTAAGGAGGCCGGCATTGATGAAGAGGTTGCACTTGCAATTGTTGACAGCCTCAAATCCTACACTGGACTTAATACAGTAAAGGACGCAGCAAGTAAAGCAGTAATGCAACTTGCAGCAGTAGGCCAGCAGCTAGCATGGACTACACCATCTGGTTTTGACGTAAAGCAAAACTACTGGCGCACAGAATCCCTCGAATGGGACACCGGCGAAGCTAATCAGGAGTACATTCCAACCAGTGTCACCTTTAAGATTAAAACCGACAAGGTGGCAGTATCTGCAAAGGAGGACGAAGGCAGCGAAAGATCCGCTAACGTAGCAGCAGCTGCAAACTTCATCCAGTCGCTTGATGCTACCTTCGCCGCAATGGTAGCCCGTGAATGGTTCAAGCGTGGCAATACCTTGGTGGCTGTTCACGACTCCTTTACTTTCGAAGCAGGCAAAGAAGAAGAGTTTAAACTGATGGCTTGGCAGGTATTTTGCCAGATAGCAGATAGTAAGGAGTTGGCAGAGATGCGCACTTGCATAGACCTACCACAAAAGGAACTATTCTGGATTAATCCTAACCGAGTTCCACAGTTCATAGACCAAGAATAGTAACAACGACCCAGCCTGATAAGCTGGGTCTTTTTTTTTGTATTGTTGTATTATAACCACAAAAATTTTTCTTTGCTCCGCTTCGCTCCGCAAAGAAAGTAGTCGGAGTCCTTCGGACGTCCTCAAAATTCACCAGAGGGACTCCCGTCCCTCTGGACTCCCTTTGCTTCCTATTAGAGTAGTTGCTCTATACACCTATAGAGTTCAAGCTCTAATTAATTAGAGTACGTGCTCTAGTATTTGAAATCACCTGTATAGTTGGGTGACTACGAGTTACCTAATAGCAACGATAGCTGGATGCTAAACTACAGCATCCAGCTGTTTTGATCTAATACACCCTGTATTACAGCACAATGGTTAGATCATGGTGTGGGTTCCAATCATTTCCTCCGGTAACTTTGTACATTAGCGGAACCCACACCACCCTTCAACTTTACACAAGGATTCAAATCATGAAACGTCTGACCACTATGGCTCAAGCCTTTGCAGATGCTGGCTTCAAGTTTAACCAGAACCACCAACGTTACAACGTTTCCATGGAAAGCAACTACGCCCTGTCCTACAAGACCGCCGTGAAACTCAAGCGTGACGTCATCATCGACTAACAAAACACCGGCCCGTGCCGGACTCGAATGACCAAGGAACTACCATGGAAATGCAAGTTCGTTCTTCTATTCAAGATTTGGTACTGGCCTTCCGTGCTGCTGTAACGGATGGTTTCAAAGTAGGCATTTACGACCCGTACTACGATAATCCACATGTAGATGCGCATCACGATGTGCGTAGCATAAAATACAACCTAGACCATGTTATATTGGGTGCAGGATTCTATAGTGCTACCCGACTACACCCTACAGATGAAGATAAAGTAATCAAGATATGGGTAAACGGTATTGATGGTGCATGGCACTACATCAATAAGTGTTGGCAGCTACAAGGTACTGGTGAAGAACAGGATTGGATGCCTGTAGTGTACGAGCTTGGTATGTGTATGGGTAAACCATATGCCATAATGGAAAAGCTAGTACCGTACGACAAAGCCAGCACTGTAAGTACCTTCTATGTACCCTACTGGGAAATACTATTTGAGGATTTCTTCGGATTCTACCCTGATGATATTCACTGTGGTAACGTAATGTACCGACGTGTATTATCCTCTGATGGTACACTAATGGAAGTGGGTGTTATCACTGACCCTGTAACTGAATGGGAATAATCATGCAATTCAAAGCATATTGCCAACGGCAACCTAAGGACAGCATTGTAGCAGAGCACATTGGTACAGATGAAGTATACATTGTATGCGACAACATCACGTCACTACGCGCCCCTGCTGCGGCAGTAGTTCTATCTAAGAAAGATGCGCTCGCACTTGCAAGCACTATCATTAACCACTATAAGGTTGAACAATCGTGAAACATCTACAAGTATTCCAATGTAGTTCAGGTTTAGGTGAACTTCGTGTTGAAGTGTATGCGGATAAGAGTGGGTTTGATATAACCACAGTAGACGACCTTGGGAAAGACTACTGTATCATCTTAGATCGACCAGCTGCAAAAGCCATCATCAACCAACTGCAAGAGTACCTCGATGAAACATCTGAAAGCACACCAGCTTAACAATGGTTTCGACACCATGACAAAGAACCGTCACCTGTCGTATACAGCTGAACATGAGCGTCAAGCTAAAGGTGTACGACAATCGGCACCTACAGAGAAACATGAGTTCTCTGAAGTTGCCCGTGAAAACATTCGTAAGATGCGTAAGGATTCCTTTCGCTATCGTAATCAACAATACTAGGAGAGCATCATGCTCACTGTCGTTATTGCAGTAGTTGTAGTATTCTCAATCGGCCTACTGATTGGTGTTACTAGCATGAGTGGTAAAATTCGTGATCTGGAAACCAAGATTGCAGAAATGCAAATCGCAGATGCGGTATTCACAGACCGTGTATACAGTGATCTGAACTTCCAGATTAACCTACTGCGTTGTACGATATTCCCCGTACCTTACTGGGAACATTGGGATGTAGAGGAACAAATAAACAACAATCAGCGTAAACGCCTTCGTAAACTAGGTTCCCAACTTCTACGTATTAAGGACATTGATGAAGATCATACTGACCGCGTGGAAGGACAATAGACCTGAACACGTAAACTTGCGTAACGTCAACGAGTTGTATCATATGCTGCGTACCAAGTACGGTGATGCTAATGTATCAATGTGCCTAGGTGTGTACTTAGGTAAGAACGAATTATCTGTATGTGTTGAAGCTGACCATACAGATACCTTCCTACTCAAGACAATGATGCAGCGTTATGAGCAAGAGACTGCACTACTTGTATGGCACAATGTAGGTGAATTCTATCAGCCTAATAAGCACAATGGTGCGGCTGCACTCACAATCAAGTGGTCCAAAGAGAAACCCGAGGGTGACTACACGTACATCCTTAAGACTGGAGAATACCTCTATGTTATTCCGAGTTAAAACACAACGTTATAAAAATAGCGGGGGTCGTGTATTTGAGAACTTCCACTGGCTACCTGTAGGTAAAGTATTCCATAGTGTTGCTATGTCTGACCCGTGGGGTACCGGAAAAGACACCAAAGTGCAGGTGGTCTTGGGCACCTATGACCAAACAGTACCAATGCAATGTCTCAAACGCATCCCCAACACCAAAGCAAACCTTCGTAAGTTTGCTAAAGGTTTACTGTAGGTAAATCCAGAAGCCTTAGTAATAGGGCTTCTCAGTTTATCAACAGCCCTTGGAGAATAACAATGGCAAAGCAACAAAAGGGTAAATCCCAACATAAGTACTTCGGTATCAACTTCCCCAAACTGCAACAAACAGCAGTACTGAACCCTGTGGTAGAACGTGCTGCACGTACTATCATCTGGCACTACAGCAACTGCAAAGATACCAACCCGCTGGCACGACCACTAAACGAAACGTTATCTATCGGACGACTGAATTGCACTACACAGTGTGGTGTATTCCACAACGGTTTCGAGGAACTGCTGCTGGACCCATCACTGGTATCCAAACTGGCTGCACAAGGATTCCGACTGGAACGTATCATGCAAACCATTGCAGGTACAGTAGATGCTGAAGGCGATATCGCAGTCCCACTATCGTGGTGCGAAGGTACCAAGCACGATCTGGAAGTACCGTTCAAAACCCTGACAGACGTTGTAGAATTCGCTGTACGTAAAGAATATGACGAGCAACGTATTGCAGACCGCGTAGAGTGGAAACACAATCAACTGACCAAGAAAGGCAAAGCATGAACATCACCGCAACTGAACTGGCACTAGCTATCAGTGTCCAAGGTTTCACCGACCATGATGTAGTAGCCGAAATCAAACCAATGGCAACCTATATGCTGGGTGCTATGGCTGGTGATGCAGATCAACGTGCAGAGTTCAAGACTAAACTGCTGGAAGGTCTGCGTGATGCACAAGAACAAATCCCTGCTCTGATTACCAAGATCGAAGCACTGTAAAGAATTTGGGTTCATCCCGAATAATGGCTGTGGTGGCCAATCAACTGTAATATCATAAGGAAACTTAACAATGGCAACAAAAACTGCTGCTCAAATCTCCGCTAAAATCGCTGCCCTGCCGGTAGTCCGTGCTCAACTGCAAGAACAACTGGAAGCAGCCAAAGGTCGTGAAGTTCTGGTAATTGGTCAATCCTACCCAATCTATCAAGGCCGTGGCGAAGGTCGCACCGTAGTAGAAGCTGTGCTGGTAAACCAACGTACTACTGAAGAAGGTGGTACCGAGTTTGCATTCCAAGTCCCAGGCGAATTCATCCCTGTACGTCTGACTGCTCGTTCGCTGGCTACCGATGAAGCCAAAGACGAGAACGGTAAGAAACTGCCGTCGTCTGCTGCTGTAGCCAAGAAGCTGGCTTCTCTGGCTGATGCCGAAGAAGTACTGGAAGCTCAACTGGCTGAAGCTCTGGAACGTGAGCAACTGGTAATCAATGCCACCTACAATATCAAAGTAGGCCGTGGTGCTGATGCCAAGGTAGTACCAGCCGTACTGCTGGGTGAATTCGTAGAATCCAAGTCTAAGACCATTGTGGTTGACGGTGTAGAGACTGTGAAAACCACCGAACAGAAACTGCTGAACTTCTTCTATGGTTCTGGTGCTGATGCTCGCACTGTACAGATCACTGCCAAGTCGGTAGTCCTGTCCACCGAAGCTGAAGATGCTGAAGCCGCTGCGGAGGCTCAAGCTGACGCTGTAGTTACCGACAATGAAGAAGTATAAATACTTCGAAGCTGACGGTTTAGCGTAATGCGTAAAGTACCATTCGGGTCTGTAGATATCGGGATGGTATTTCGCGCCTATCATAATGATTTAAAGCAACATGTGTGGTGTATAAAGATAAGTCCTAACCGTGCATTTAATATGTACACTGGTGGTAAATCAACTTACATACACGACAACCTTGGTGTAGTGATCTTATGATGGATTCCGCGAGTGCTGTCCTATGGTTGGCACTCGCTGTATTCAATGAAGCTAGGTCAGAGCCTTTAGCTGGTCAAATAGCAGTAGCTGAAGTAGTGCTTAACCGTACTACCTCAAGCTGCTATCCAGATACTGTCAGAAGTACGGTTCTATCTAGAAATCAATTCAGTTGGGTACAGCGTGGTGGTTATCTAACCATGAAGGCTGCGCGTGCTGAAGATGAAGTAGCATGGAATACTGCGTATCGGGTCGCCGTTCGCACTTACATCCTGTATTTATTGCATGATAGCAAGACTACGGCCCGTTATACACATTTCCATACTGTAGACTCTAAGCCCGCTTGGTCTAGTAAAGGGATAGCACGTCGCAGAATTGGTAATCACATTTTTATGAGGTTACCTTGTTAGTATGTACAAGAGTACATACTGTAGTTTCAGATCACTAGCACATTGAGTAAGGGTGCATGACGGCGTGGGCCGCAACATGCTGAGCCAAAAGATGATGTGATTCCTGACCAGACATAGTAAGTAATAAGTAGTTACCACTTAGCACACAAGGATGCAAGTCAACGAAAGGTCAATGAAAACTATGCTGGAACTACCGTATGTACTTTTAATGCCCCGTTGGTGAAATTGGTAAACACAAGGGACTTAAAATCCCTCGCTAATAGCTTGTCGGTTCGAGTCCGACACGGGGTACCACTTTAACATTGGAGGTCTTATGCGCAAGAAGCGTATTACACGTACCAGAGATGGTACGTGGTGGTTACAGATACCTACGTCTTATTGGTATATGCCTCAAGCAACTGATCACTGGTACTTTGATAGTTGTAAAGAATTAATCAAATTCCTAATTCACAAATATCCGAGGTTATATGCAGATCACTCAAGAACAATTCAATGAAGTACACGGTTGGACTATTATAACTATACCACCGGAAGATTGGCCAAACCCAAGAGCTAACCAGTACGAACGTACATTCTATGTTGCAACAGCACCTAGAAATGTAACACAGTATACCCTACGCCGCAATGAGTTTATGAGGTTAGCTTACCATGGCATCCAAACTACTACATGAACACTGGCTCGATGAAGCCAAGCGTCTACCTGTAGGCCGTTGGTCACGTATCTACCACGGTGCTGAACGTAGACCTAACCTTGTTATTCGTAACAAAGCTGATGGTTACTACGCGTACTGTCATAGTTGCCACGAAGGTTCTGTAGTCAAGAAAGAATTTGTACAGGAAACTGTAGTAGTTCAACAAGCACCTAAGTCACGTGACCCCGGCCCGTTGGTGGCCATTATCAGCATGCGCAAAGACGTAGGTACTATCGGTTATAAACTAGCCAAGTTCCTAAGTTCCAAGCATGTCTACGAATGCTGGCCTTCTGGTGTAAGGCCTATGTGGTCTGAACAAGATCAACGTATTGTATTCGAGACACCAGAGTTGCTCATTGGTCGCGATATTACAGGTCATAACAAAGCCAAATGGTATCGCTACAAAGGTACAGCTAACTACGCCAGTGTTCACGGTATCATGCCAGGTCAGACCGTAGTACTAACTGAAGATTACTTCAGTGCCATGAAAGGCCAATACTATGCAGACCTATATGGTATCCGTACTAGCTGCGTATCCATGCAGGGTACTGTAATTCATCCGGATTTAGTAGTACAGCTAATGGATGCACCAAAGGTTGTATTAGCTTTTGATGCAGACAAAGCTGGACGTTTGGGTCAACAGCAAGCAGCTAAGCAACTAAAACTGCTCGGGATACCCTACAAAGAAGCATGGTGTACTCCTGACCATGACCCTAAAGATATGTGGACCGGTTGGTGGTTAGATAACTTAAAATAAGGATTCAAATGAGCATTGATGTTCACTTGCTGAAGGCATTAACAAACAAGACGAGATTCTACTCGCTCAAGGATAGTATCCCTGAAGAAATGTTCGCGGCTGATACCATTGCCATGTTAGGCTGGTTCGGGCTGTACTACAGCAAGAACCCTGAGCATCAATGGATTGATCTGGAACTATTATGTACCATGATGAAGTTGCAGGCTAGTACAACTAGTCAGGATGAAGATACTAAGAAGGCCAACATGGCTATCTCTGAACGTATCATCCAGCAACTTCAAGTACCTGTAGATGATGATAAGATCGCCACAGTAGTCAACCAACTAGAGGAACTAAGGTTCCGTGGTAAAGTTGGTCGAGTACTAGCTGACTACGACAGCGGAGCAGACATTGATGTTACTTACGAAGTCCAACAGATTACAGAGCAGTCACGCTCTGTATTACTAGGCGCAGGTGGCGCAGGTTGGGCACAAGCTAACATTGGTGATTACCTCAAGGCGACAGACCCAGATGCAGGTATTAAGTTAAACGCATTACCTCAACTTGCAGGTAGGTTACGTGGGCTTATTGCAGGCGATAACATTGCCCTAGCAGCCCCTACAGATGCCGGTAAAACTTCACTACTGTGTCGTATTGCTGCTGAATCAGCTAAGCAATCACGTGCATTATATGGTGAACGACCATTACTGTACCTCGTCAATGAAGGTACGGCGGAAACGATTGTTCCCCGCATTTGGCAAGCTGTAACAGGTTTGCTGCGTAGTGAAATGGTTGCACTTCACAACGAAGGTAAACTAGTACCACTATACACCAGCCTTGTAGGCACATGGGATGCTATCCGTGTACAAGAGATTCACGGTATGACCTTGGGTCAAGTCGAACGTATCATTCAGGCACACAAGCCTTATATGGTAATCACTGATATGACTGGTCGTATTGATACCGGTAAGCCTAACATGGCTGAACACACAGCAGCAGAATACGTATGGAATGCAATGCGTGAGAAAGCTGCACAAAACAAGTTCATCCACATGGGTACTATTCAAGTATCCGCTGAAGGTTCTGAAACACTACATCCACCAATCACAGCATTGCAGAATAGTAAGATCGGTGTACAAACTACACTTGATCTACTAATGATTATGGGTATTATCCGTAATGACCCTATGCAAGAAAACATGCGTGGTTTGTGGACACCTAAAAACAAAATGGGTCTAGAAGGAATGGAAAAGCTAAACAAACTAGCAGGTACATTCTTCCCCGACCGTAACGAATGGAATGGTTTCTGATGCAATACATGTACGAAATTAAAGAATTCCTAGCCAACAAAAAGAACCCTGTGCAACTTGTAAAGAACCATCACGAGTTGACTAAAAAGGCTAAGGAAAAGGATTTGACTTGGCCTGCTGTTGTACAGATCAAGTACGATGGTGTTTACTGTATGGCTATCCGTGACGCAGATGGTGTGTTGGGATTCTTTAGTCGTACTGGTAATGAGTTCTACATTGGTTCCCTACTGTTCGCTAAGCTGAATCAAATTGTACCTTTTGAAGCTGGTGTATATATTGGCGAATTGGTCAACGATAATATTTCACTGGAACGACTCAGTGGTTATGTAAATACTAACCGCACTACTCCGTGGAGTATGCCGGATGTGGATGCTATGCAAAGTAGCTACATCATGTTCCATGATCATCTGACATTGGATGAACTAAGGGCAGGTAAAAGCAAGCGTAGTTACCTAGATCGTCAAGTATACCTATGTCTAAGTACTATCCCGCAACCTTTACTAGTAGTGAGCAAACACGTACTAACTACCTATGACTTTGAAAAGTTTGCTGAAGAGGCTATTGCTAATGGTCATGAAGGTGCAGTACGTAAAGAA